CCGCCGCAAACCCCCCCCCCGCCCCGGCCCCCGCGCCCACCCCCGGCTTCTCCTACATCGCCGCCGGCCTGCAGGAGCGCGCCGACTACATTGCGCGGCTCGCGCCGTCGACGATCCTGCCCACCGCGTACAGGGGCAACGCGGCCAACGCTTTCGTCGCCGCCGAAACAGGCGCAGCCCTCGGCCTCGAACCCCTCCAGGCCCTCGCCTCTATAGCGGTCATCAACGGTCGCGCTACGCTCTCCTCGGACCTCATGGCTGCCGTAATCCGCCGCGCAGGTCACACGCTGCGTATCGTCGAGAACAGCCCCGAGTCTGTGACCGCGACGCTGATCCGCGCCGACGACAAGACGTTCAAATTCGAGGTCACGTGGGACAAGGACAAGGCCGTCAAGGCCGGTCTGTGGGGCCAGCGCGGCCCCTGGTCCCAGTACCCGACCCAGATGCTACGGGCCCGCGCTATCACCGAGGTGGCCAGGCAGGGCGCGTCCGAGGCCCTCATGGGCATGATCTACAGCCCCGAGGACTTCGGGGCGACGATCACCGACACGGGCGAAGTACTCGAGGCCGAAGTCATCGACGACACCCCCACCCCGGCGCCCTCGAAGCCGAGGCCGGCCTCGAAGCCCGCGGCGGCCCCGTCACAGCCCGCCCCCCTCGGCAAGCCCCTCACGCCCGCGCAGGCCAGCGTCGCAAAGGGCCTCGAGACCCTCAGCTTCACTCAGGATGCTTACACGGCCTTGTGTAAGCGGTGCCTCGGGCAGATTGTCGCCGTGCCCGCACTGAACGACGAACAGGCCGCCACCCTCCACACTGAGCTGATCGCGATCTACAACAGCGGTCGCGCGCAGCCCACGCCGGAACCGGCACCCGAGGTCGAGGGCGAGATCGTCGACGAGACGGCCCCGATCTTCGACTACGACACCGACCCGAACGGCGGCGGTGCGGCATGAACGGCATCGACCTGTACGACGGAATCACCCTCCACCAGGGCGACTGCCGAGACATCATGCGCACGTATCCCGACCAGCATTTCGATGCCGTCATAACCGACCCGCCCTACGGGATCAGCTTCGCAGGTGAAAAGTGGGACACGGCGACCCCGCACGGTTTCCAATCCTGGGCGCAGTCGTGGGGCGAGGAGGCGCTCCGCGTCATCAAGCCTGGCGGTTACCTGCTGGCCTTCAGTGCGCCGCGAACCTACCACCGGCTCACGTGTGGCCTCGAGGACGCCGGCTTCGAGGTCCGCGACGCTATGGCCTGGATACGAGCAGACGGCAAGCAAGCCGGAATGGACCTCTCATCCGCGTTCGACCGTGACGCGGGCGTCCTCGACCAACGTGAAGGCCGCGACGTGCGCGAATGGGCAGATGAGGGCACTGCGACTCACATGTCATCTTACAAACTCCACGCCACCGGCGAACCTGTCACTGACGAGACCAAAAACTGGGTTGGGTGGGGCCTTGGCCTGAAGCCCGCGTGGGAGCCCATCATTGTTGCGCGCCGCCCGCTTGAGGGCCGCCTGGTCGACAACGTGCGCGCGCATGGTACCGGGGCAATGAACATCCGCGCAGGCATGGACGCAGTGGGCGGCTTGTACCCGCCGAACCTTCTCATGGGTGAGCAGGCCATGGCCGCCGCCGTAGAGCAGGGCGCGCCCGACCACGTGTGGCCGGTTTTCCGATACCAGCCGAAGGCCTCTAAGAGAGAGCGCCCCGTTGTGGGGGAGGTGCAACACGTAACCGTAAAGCCGCTCGAACTCATGCGGTACCTCATCCGCCTGGTTGTGCGGCCCGGTTCGCTGATCCTCGAACCGTTCGCCGGATCGGGCACCACACTACAGGCGGCGGCTATGGAGAACACGCGGGCGGTCGGCTGCGAACTCGACGACCGTTACATCCCGCTCATCAAAGCACGATTCGCACAGGGCATCGAAGCACCCCTCGACCTGTTCGGCCTGGACGGTGACGCAGCATGATCCCCGCCTGGCCACACAAGAGCCCGTATGCGGAAGCCGCCGCCCGGCTGCGCGACGCGATCACCATTGCCGTGATACGGGACGCGGTCGACGAGATCGCGGCACAGATGGGCGCCGCATCCCGCGCGGACGTCACGAACACCCACGCGACCAACATCCGCGACGACCTCGCAGCCCTCATCGACGAAAGCGGACGGCCATGACGACCATCGGAAGCCTGTTCACAGGCTACGGGGGCCTCGACATGGGCGTCTCCACGGCTGTTGACCCCGACGCGCGGGTCGCGTGGACAAGCGACGTAGAACCAGGCCCCTGCAAGCTCGCCGCCACACGGTGGCCCGACACACCCAACCTCGGCGACATCACCCAGATCAACTGGGCCACCGTGGAACCCGTCGACATCATTTGCGGCGGCTCCCCCTGCCAAGACCTAAGCCTCGCAGGAAAGCGCGCAGGCATGGCCACAGGCACCCGCTCGGGCCTGTGGGAATCAATGGCCGCCGCCGTCGAAACCATCAGACCCCGCCTCGTCGTGTGGGAAAACGTGCAAGGAGCACTCAGTGCAAGAGCCTATAGCCCGGTGGAATCCAAGCCGGGAATGCTGGGAAAAGGAGCAACTCAACCTGCTCTCAGGGCAGCCGGACGTGTGGTCGGGGACCTGGCCTCAATCGGGTATAGCAGCGCATGGCGTGTTGTACGAGCTTCCGACGCGGGCGCCCCGCACCAGCGCGCCCGATTCTTCCTTATTGGCTACCCCGACGGCCAACCTTGGGACATGCGGCGGGCCGCAAAACCCCGACAAGCGACGGGAGGGCGGCCACAGCGTGAGCCTACAGGACCAGGTCTCGGCCCTCTAATGCCGACCCCACAAGCCACATACGCGCCCCGCTCATCTCCCGGCTACGGCCCCAACCTCCACGAAGCCGCAACCGCCCTCACCACCACCTACGGGCCCTACGCGCCAGCAATCGCCAGGTGGGAACAGGCCACGGGGCGGGCAGCCCCACCACCCACCACCCCACCACGAAGGGCCGGCGGCAACCCCCAACTATCCGCACGCTTCGTCGAATGGCTCATGGGCCTCCCCGAAGGACACGTCACCGACCTCGACCTCACCCGCCAACAGCAGCTACGGATGCTCGGGAACGGCGTCGTTCCACAACAAGCCGCGCTCGCGGTTCTCACACTCATCCACACAGCTAAGGAGGCAGAGAATGCCCACATTTGACCCGCTCGCCGGTCTTGACGGCGTGCGCACCTACCAGGAGCGCGTCATGGTGCGCGCGGTGCGCCTCACCCGCGACAACGCGGACGCAATTGCGAAGATCGCCCGCAAGGTGGTCGGATGCACCGATTACGGCGTGATCTATCTGACCGGCCCCGGCGACGCCGTGTGGGCTATGGAGGACGACATAATTGTCGCCACGCCTGGCCGGATGCGCGTCTCGAACCGCACTATGAGCGACTTCCGCGCCTGGTACACGCACGCTGGCGCGCCGATCAGCGAGGAGGACCTCGCATGAATTTCTGCGCATACAGGCTTACGGGCGACGCCGAGGCCGACACCAAAGCCCTGAGAGCGTGGGGCCTCAGCGCGACCGTCAGCAACGAGGGCGGCGAGCTTGCCATCGAAGTCAACAACCCCAGTCGCTGGGTGACAGGATGCCTCGCCTACAGGTGGATCGCGCAGGCCGGCAGCATGGTTGTTTTCTCGCCAGATGAGCGCAGCCCCCTGCACATCAAGCTCGCCACCGAGGTCACAGCCGACGACGCACCGACGGAGAGGAGTAGCAGATGACCACCGAACTGACCATCGGCGCCATTAATCCCGGCTACGGCGGCCTCCCCATCGGAGTGGCAGCCGCGCTGGGCGGCGCGTCCATCGCGTGGCATGCGCATCCCTTCCAGTCGCCCGCCTACAGCGGACGCGCGGTGATGAGCTATCACTACCCGCGCGCTCGCGCTTACGGCAGAGTCGACGCGCCCCCGATGGTGGATGTTCTGACGCTCAGTGGGGTTGTCAACTGGTGCCACTCAGGGAAGCCGCTGTTTTGGCGAGGCTACAAGCCTCCCCTAGTCATCATCGAGGTGAAGCACTCGCGAAACGAAGCTCGCCCCATTTGCCTTTTCTTGACCCAATACGGATACCGGGCGGCCTGGCAGACCATGCGGGCATCCGACGTGGGCGCCCCACACGTGCGTCCGCGCGTGTACGTGATCGCCGTCCGCAACGACTGCCCCGCGCCGGGCGTGAACGCCGCGTACCTGGACGCGGTTCCCTGGGAAGGCACCATGTGGCCCACCCCAAGCAAATATGACACGTACCTCGACGTCGACGCATACAGGTGGTCGCTCGCCGACCTGGAGGGCAAGGCCGACAGCCGCGCCCTCGCGCACTGGGAGAAGGTCACGGGCGAGCGGGCCCCCTACCCGCTTTACACGCTGGACGCCGACACGCCACCGGGGCGCCTGTCCCTCGGCTTCGTGGAGTGGATGATGGGCCTCCCAGTGGGCTACGTGTCCACGCCGAGCCTGCCCCTCACCCACGATGAGCGGATGCTGCTCCTACGGACCGGCACTGTGCCCCTGCAGGCCGCGCACGCCGTAGCGACCGGCATGAAGCGGGTGTATCAGCCATGACCCGCCACACGCTCACAATCCAGGTCCACAAAGCCATATGGCTAACCGCGAATCAGCGGCTTCACTGGTCGCCGCGGATGCGCCGAACGCGGATGCTCCGAGCCTACGCAGCCAGCGAGGCCCGAATCCACGGCCTGGCAGGCCAACGCCTCGGCCCCAGCGTCGTCACAGCCGTTATCGGCTACCCGGCGGCCACGCGCGCGGACCCAGCGAACGCAGCGCCCACAGTGAAGGCAATCGTAGACGGCCTGGTCGACGCCAGAGTCTGGGACGACGACGATCACCTGCATATACCGAGCGTCGCATTTGAGCGCGACCCCAACAAAACCCCGAAGGGCACCCACACGGTGACCCTCATAATTCAGGAACAGGAGACCCGCAAATGAGGCACTACGCCCGCGACAAGTTCACCGTGACATTCTTTCACCCCAACGGCGTCCCCGCCGGCGTCGTGATCTCCCTGCTTTCGCAGCTCAAACCCGGCGCCGTCATCGATGACGCACGCGTAGAACCTATACCCACAATCCCGGGGCCGCGGCGCCTCGTCATCAGCTACCGAGAACCCGCCGAGAAGGGGGCCTGACCATGCCACGGAAGATCGACCACAAGCGAGTGCGGTTTAACGCCTCATTCGGTATCAGCCCAGAACAGCTCGCCCAAGAAATCAGCGCCCTGCCCCTCACGGCCCGCGTCCTCGCTATCGACACCGTCACGCGCGGCTACATCGCGTGGGCGGACATCACCTATTACACGCAGCCGCCGAAAAAGGAGGACGCGGATGATTGACGCCCAACGCACCGAGCTACTCACAATCCGCATCGAACACGGCGCACGAATCGACCCCGGCGAGCTCATCGAAGCGCTACAGACCATCCCCAACGGATGGGTGATCGCCGACATCAGCGGCTTCGCCCTCGCCGACTACCAGCAAATAGAAATCCGCATCGAACCAGACGAAAGGCCAGCATAATGCCCCGCGCAGGCTTCAAGCGACCAGGCCGCTACGCTGCCCTCGCAGCCACCTACTACGACGATCCCGCCATTATCGCCGTCGGCCCCGAAGCGGAACTTTGGTATGTGCGCGCCCTCGCCTGGTGCGCCGCCCACCCCGAAACCGACGGAGTCATCCCCATCGAGGTCGCCCTCTACCGCCTCGGCATCCCCGACGCCATGTCACATGTGATCACGTGTGACAGTCACAAACTCGTCGCAAAAAATGACGAATCCGTGAGCGTGACATCGTGGGTGAAATGGAACGACAGTTGGCGTGACATCCAGGAGCGAACCGAAGCTAAACGCGCATCCGCGAGGGCGAGAAAAGCCCGCGAGCGCGCGCGAAAGTCCGAACAGGCCAAACCGCGTGACATGGGGCGTGACATGGGGCGTGACATGGGGCGTGACGACCCCCGTGACAATCGGAACAAGGAGAAAGGAGAAAGGAGAAAGGAGAATATTAATACCCCCCCTACGGGTACCCCCCACGCCGAGGGCGCCACTGAGACCGCCGCTGAGCTCGTGACCGTCGCCGCTGACGCGGCCCCGGCAACCGCGACCACCTCGAAGCCCTCGAAGCCCTCGAAGCGAACCCGAGCTGCACGCGGAACCCGGCTCCCCGGCGGGTGGGTGCCCGACGACGACCTCATCGCCTGGACCCGCGTGAACGCGCCCGCCGCGGCAAACGGCCTCGAACTCGACAGGTTCCGCGACTACTGGACCGCGCAGCCGGGCGCGAAGGGCCGCAAGACGGACTGGGCGGCGACGTGGCGCAACTGGGCGCGCAGGTGCCAGGAACAGCACGCGCAGCCACAGCGGGGCCCCACACCGCGTGCGACGACCGACGACCGCGTCAACGGCTGGCTTGCCCTCGCCGCGAGCCTCGACCCCAACCACCAGCCAAGCCAGCCCGCCGGGCAACCCAGCCTGATCGCCATCGAAGGAGGCGCAGCATGAACCCCCAAGAAGCCGCCCAAGTCCTCGCCAAGGCCGCCTCCTACGACAACCGGCAAGCCACGCAGGCCGCCGCGCTCGCATGGGCCGAAGCCCTCGACCAAGACCTGCCCCTCACCGAGGCCCTGCGCATCGTAGGCGAGCACTACCGCGACGAGCGCGCCTGGGTGATGCCCGCCGACATCAACCGCCGCTGGCGCGCCCTCGGCAAAGCCAGGCTCGAAACCGCCATCCGCATGGGTCTCCCTGAGCCGCCCGACGAACTCGCAGACACCCCCGGCGACTGGGCAGCCTGGAAGAAAGCCCAAATCCGCGCCATCCGCGCAGGATGCGACGGGGCGCAGGCCGACGCGCGAGCCTGGAAAGCCCTCGGGCGCACACCCCGCCAGCGCCGCGAACTCCCCTCCCAGCCGCCCATGCCGTCCGAGTGGCAGGCCATGCTCGACGCAGCAACCCCCCGGCAAGCCGTCTAAACGGCGCGCTCGCGGCCCCGCACACCCCCGGCGGTACCCACGCCCACCCGAGGGCGTGAACGGCCCGCAAAACGCCGCACAGCGAATCGACCGGGCGGACGATAACGCGCTCGCGGCCCGTCATCAACCAGCCTACGCCGCACAATCGGCGTGAAATCAACGAAAAGGACACATCATCATGGCAATTGAAGCAACGATCACCGGCAACCTGGGCGCTGACCCCGAGGTGCGGTGGACTCAGGGCGGCCAGCAGGTCACTGAGCTACGCATCTGCGCGACGCCGCGCAGGCAGCGCAGGGGCGCGGACGGGAAGCCTTCGGGCGAGTGGGAGGACGCGGGCGAGCCGTTTTGGGTGCGCGCCGCCCTGTGGGGTGAGCGCTACTCCTGGGTTGCTGACACATGCCGGAAGGGCGACGGGATCAGCGTCGCCGGAACCCTCGCGCTGGCCGCCTTCACCGGCAGAGACGGGCAGCGCCGCGAAGCCCACGAAGTGCTCAACCCGCGCCTGTTGGGCACCATCGCCGCGCGCCGCCAGTACCAGGCGCAGCGCGGC